GGTAGTTGTTCACTCTATAACCTTGAGGAACCATACCCATAGATACGATTGCATTGATATCGTTATCAGCTGTTCCAACTCTACCTTGAGACTTCATAAGTCTTTCAGCAGTGAATTGAAGCTCAGAAGGAATGATCATTTTCAGTCCTCTTGCTGCAACTCTTAAACCTCTTTCATCAGTCATTTTACCAATGTCAATCATTGATTGTTCTAATGAAGTTTCGTTTAAGTCAGACGATGTCGCTAATTCGTTACTGAATGAACCAGCAACTGTCGGGTGATCTGTAGCCATTAAAGCTTTTCCATCACCAGCCAAGAAAGTTGTGAAACCATTAATTAATGGGTCAACAGCTTTTACTTGTTTAGCGTTACTCATAGATCTTGCTAAAGCTTTTGTATATCTAGACGCAAGTCTGTCATACAAGTTGTCCTCAATCGCTTCTTCAGTGATTGCGAACGCTAAAGCTACAGTCTCGTGAGTGTATCTAGCAGTGAAAGTTTCTTGCGCTTCATCAAATGAAACACCAGCACCTTCACCTTTTACTTGTGCGTTAGCGAAACCAGATAACATAACTTCTTCTTCAAAAGCTCTGTCAGATGATTCCTCGTTATAAATTTCAGCATGCTGATTTTCATAACGTTTATATTCCAAGCCGAACAGTGCGTTCAAACCTGGCTCTAGTTCTTTAACTAGTTGTGATCGTGATATTGCCATTATTGTTCTCCTATTCTAGCTTTACGATTGAAGCTCAATCAGATTTAAACAAACAACCACTGAGCATAGAGTAGATGCAATATCCTCATTTTCAGGATCTTCTGCTACTCTTAAAAGTCTTAGTGATTTATTATCCGCGCCTGTAACACCAATGTCTAAAGTTCCTCTAGATCTACCGTTGATATCATCACCTGCTGATGAATTCATATCATAAGTTTCTAGGAAACCTGCTTGTGCTACTGCGGCATCTGTTGCGCATACATATTGTTGTTGTGGGTTATCGAATACAAAAGCAGTGATGTCTTCACTGTTTGCTGGTGTAATAGTTGCTTTGTAGAAATTCGCAAATGTAGGCTTCAAAGTTGTAGCCGCATTATAGAATATTCCGTTAAGCGCTCCGATTACAGGTGCAGCGGCCGTTTGACCGTCCACAATGTAACCAGCAGCAGATTTAACCATTCCGCTATTGTATATAGTAGTACCATAACCCGCATCGATTTTGTATTTACCTTGACCAGAAGTCGCTGGAGTTGATCCAAGCGTTCCGGCTGCAGTGAAACCAAAACCTATTTCGTTTCTATTTGCCATAGTTATTTACTCCTTATGTACCTGCCCCTAAGGGCCTCCAGTACGGTTTATTAAATTCAGTGATGTAAAAAAATTATTTTTTAGTACCACCGAAGGTTACACGAGATTGTCTATCAACGTTGATAGGCATTCTATTATCCTGCTCCCTCATAAGGTCGTTGTTTACGGCTTCGTTACGTTCTTTATGTCTATCAGACATATACTGTTGACGTTGCTCGGCGATCTCTTCAGGTACCTTCGCAAGTAGAAGGCCACCAACCCCAATCACTCCCTTGTATTTTCCGTCTTCGACGGTAGGATAATCGTCTGCATTTTCAACTTCTTCAGATCTAACTAATTCATAACCTTCTCTTAAACGTGAAGTTATGTTTTTAGTATCTTGAAAGCCTACTACTTCAGCTCTTATCCATCTATACCTGAATCCATCAGGTGCAGGGGGTGCATCTAGAGATGATGGTGGAACCCACACTTTTGGTCTTTCAGACTTTGACCGTGTTTGGCTCGCACGAGAAGTATTTTCTTTTTCTTTTTCCATTTTACGCTCCTTCCTTCGTGTGTTTCAATTGTTTTGCGTACTCTTCGAGTGGCACACCTAATTTTTTAGCTATTGCTACCTGTGAAGATGTGAGTCTCACAGTTTTGCGACCAGGCTTTACGCTTCTATTAGCTGAAGCCACTGTCTGAACAGGGGCGGTCGATTGCTTATTATCAGTAGTACCAAATTTATGTGGAAAGTCAACTTTAATTCTTCTGTCAACCTCTGCATAATACTCATTTGAGTTAGGATCATATCCTTCTTTTTCCGTTAAATCCTTATGTATTTCAAAAGCAGTATAAGTCATTGCTTTATCAGTACCAAACCATGAGTTATTACTAGCCCATGCTTCAGCTTTAGGATCCGGATTAATTGGATCTTCCATTTGTTGTGTTTGAACTGGTGGTTGAGATAAAGTTACAGGTTTCTCAGCCTGCGCTTCTTCTCTACCAGCTTTAGCTTGCTCTAGTTTTGCATTCTCAAAAGCGAGTGTTGCAATTCTTTTGTTCGCTTCAACTTGAGCTGTCGCATCACCAGATTCAATTGCTGACGCTAATTCTTTTTGCGCTGCTTCTAAACCTGAACTAATGCTGGTCTCAAATTTTTTAACATATTCAGAATCAGTTTTTTCAAACCTTTTTTCTAGAATTTGTCTTTTTTCTTCTACACCTTTAGCGTAATCTAAAGCAGCTTGTTCTCTTCTTTCTGCTTCTCTCATTTTACGAGTTAATTTCGCAATACGAGATTGTACACCTTTACTGTAGTCTTCTAGTTCTCCGTCATTTTTTTGTTCCTCTAACTTTGTTTCTCTTTCATTTTCAAATGTTTTATCTGTTCCTTGTTCTATGTTTTCTGTTTCAACAACAGCTTCGTCTTTTGCTTCTTCAATATCTATAGTTGCATCGGGACCCGATGTATCTATATCCACTGTCTTTTTTTGTTCTTCTGTGTCTGGCATAGTTACTCCTTCCTATGATTAAAACTCATGCAAGATGTCCTCTGGACTATCAATTGTTGCTAACACTTCATCGTCGTTTAGCAGACGAATCTCCCCACCATCTATCTTGATCCGTGATCCGGCGTAACGCGCAAACATTACCCAATCATTGACCTTGCACCACGGGCCTTCAGGATATCTTTCTTTATCCTTATAACATTGTGGACCCATGGCCATAACCAAACCACACTGAGAAGCAACTTGTTGTCTCTCAATTGTTGTTTCGGCTAATACTAATCCACCTTTAGTTTTCTCTTTCATCTTGAAAGGTAAAACCATTATTCTCCAACCCGTAGGTTGTGGAATTTTTCCTTCTTCTTTTTTCTCTGATTTTTTTACACCAATAAGATCATTGTTTGGTGTTAATATCGATGACTGTTCCTTCATTGTGCTCCTTATCGTTTAGCAGGTTAGAGATTTCCTGACGCACTGATTCCAGTGCATTGATTTGTCCTATTATATACTTGTAATTTTCCATACTGTCAACCCCACCGGACGTTACCGAAACTGACAATTGATCTATTCTTGAATCGAGGAATCTTAAAGTTTTATTGATTACTGTTTCTAATTGCATTTAACATTTCCATCTTCTCCGTGCTTGTCTGATTCGAGAATTAGGATCGTTACGTGTTTTAGCTGACGAGTTTCTTAATTGACCTGCGCTTCTTGCACAGTACGACTTACGTCGGTTTGCAGCTTTGGACCCTTTTTTCACTTTACCAGTCACGGCTGTTTTTAATTTACTTCCAGGGTTTGCTGCCCTGTAAGCTCTTACACCTTTAGCTGTCATTCCAGCTCCAGATTTTGTTGGTCTGTAGTTACCACCTTTAGTAGTGGTTTTTCTTATAGGGTTTTCCCTACTACGCATTATGCTTTCTTAGTTGTTTTTTTAGCTGTTTTAGCTGATGCTTTTAAAGCTTTGTCTGTAACAGAACCTTTACCAGGTTTACTAGTTTTATTTTTTTTAGCTCTGTTCATATAATAATACAAACCTTTTTTAGCTTTTGTTCCATCTTTTTTTGTATGAAATTTACTAGCGTCTGCTCCACCACCTTTACCAAATTCTTTTCTTGTTGCTCCACCATCTTTGTAACCCATTATTTTTTTAGCAACATCTGGGTTTTTTGAAGCTAGTTTATTCATACCTTCTGAAGGATATTTACCTTTAACGTCTTTACCATCTTTATACATCATTCTATTTGACATTCCGCCACCCATTAATTTTTTTCTCATTATTTCTCTCCTATAAATTTTTTAACTATTTTTTCGTTTCTTTTATCTTTAGCTTTTTCTTTAGCTTTTTTAGCAGCTTGATCTATATTAAACATAGTTTGATCTAATTTTGCTTTAGACATTTTAGTTTTGTGCTTAGCAATATTTAATTTACTTGTAGCTTTTTCTAATTTTGTTTTAGGAACATTTGGTTTGACCTTTGTAATAGTATCAAAAACTTTTTTTCCTGCTTTAACGTAACTAAAAATTCCCATTATTTTTTTCCTCCGTTTTTAAAAATTTGTGTACCCTTTATACCATAAATACTCGCCACGACAAGAATCCACAAATTTGTGAACCATGAAGGGAGCTGCGAGAACATGTCAAAGAACAGTTTTACCTTGTCCATCGCTGTTGGGTCCTCACTTACAACTGCCCACGCCAAAATTCCTATGGGCAAACTTAAAATTATCAAAACCGCCTCGTCCTTCCAGTCCGATTGTCTAGCTTCAAGAAGTTTACCTTGGTAAGCTTCTTTTCCTTCGGCCATACGAGAGGCATGCATCAATTGTGCGTCTGACATTGCCATTTTAGTCTTCTGCTTGTTAGCGTAAATTTTACTTCCAGCAGAAACGGCTAATTTAATTGCCTGAAACCACATATTAGTACCAAGTAGCTGTTTTTTTCTTGTCAGCTAACATTCTTTTAGTTCCTCTAACTTTTTCTTTGTCTCCTGTAGGAAGATAATTGAAAGCATTGTCTGCAGTAGTTTTAGATCTTGGATCTATCTCTACATTTTGACTTGGAACTGCCATTTGTTTTGCTTTTTTATAGTTCATCATAGTTTTTACCTTTACTAGTTTATATTAGCATTATTTTTTTTTGCAAGACTTACTCCTGCTCTTAATTCTGCTAATTCTTCGTTCTGATCCATCTTATCTTCAGCTAAATCTCTTGCTTGCATCAATTTTGCTCTTTCTAAGTCTTCTTTTGTTTGATCAGCTTCTCTTTTTCTATCATTTTCCATTGCTCTTAGGTCAACTTCACGTGATTTTAACTTTAATAGTGGGTCATTATCAAATTGTGAAGTAATTTCATTCTCTTCTTTCATAAATTCTTCAGTCATTTCAGCAATCAAGATAGCTTTTCTTGATTCAATTTGATTTGTAAGCATTTGTAACTGTTGTTGAATCTGTGGATCCATTGCAGCCATCTGTTGCATTTGTTGCATCTGCATCATTTGTTCTCTGAACTCCATTTGAACTTGTTCTTGAGCCATAATTGAAATGTGCTCTAGTATATTTTTTTGTATTGCAGCCATAACAGCAGGATTATTTCTAACCATGTTAACAGACATAAAATTTAAGTGAGCTGTGATGTGTGCTCTGTGATCTTGACCAGGGAAAGCTTGAAAAGGTTTACCACCCATTGCATCAATGTGCTCTAAACTTGGATCTTTAGGTGCAGTTGGTGCTGGTGGAGGTAGAACTGCATCTATATCTTTTACACCAATCGCATTATACATATTTCTATAGATTTGATACATGTTGTGCATCTGTGGATTACTTGTTGCAATTTGTAATTGCGTTTGTGCAAGTGTAATTCTTTGAGACATTGAAAATATATTAGGATCTGCAACTGGTACAACATCTACTCTATCATCAAAATCAGTTTGTTTAATATTTCTTGCGCCACCTACAACATCGTAAGGATATTCTGGTGGTAAATATTGAGCAACTATTTTTCCTAATAATTTAAATTCTTGTTTCATCGCTGCGTAACATCTTTTGTGAATCGCAGACATCACACGTGAACCACGCTCAAGAAGTGCAACTGTCGTTCCAACTGCAGCACCTTGATTACCATCGCCCACTTGCATATCAGCAATAGCCGCGAACCTTTGACCTGCTTGTACAACTACTCCCAGTAACTGTAACAATGTTGGACTTGGTTCTTTGTATGGTAATGGAAAGAATGCATCTCTTAAATTTCCACCTGGTGCATCTACATCTTTAAATTCACCTGGTTGTATTGGTGATGCCTCATCTCTAACTCTAACTCCACGCTGTTTAAATCCAGCAGGTAAGTTAGCTAAAGTTCCAGCATCTAATAATTGACGGAGAGCAGCCGTTGCCGTTCTGCTCAATCCGCCAATCATATGAATAAGTCCAAAGCCATAAAATCCTAGTCCTGGCAGAAACTTGAAGTGGACAAAATATTGGATTTTAGTTTTCTTTAGATCATCGGGTGCATAGTTTCGTCTAATAGACAAAACTTCTCTACTACCTTCTTCGACTGTAACGAGGTAAGGTAATTTTATTCCAGTTGGTTCTCCATCTGCTCCAACATCTTCAAAACCTTCTAAGTCTAAATTAACGTGACACTCTAACAAAGTATATACAGGTTCGTTCTTACCTGTCTTCTTAGTTCCTTCTAGCTCACGTTCTTTTTTAGTTAGTTCTCCATTAGTCTCTGTGCCTGGAGTACTTAATTCTACATCTCTGTAAAAACCTGATACTTGTTGTTTTCTTAATTCATTTTCTGAAATTTTCACGGTATGAATAACTGCTTCCGCATCATCTAATGAGGTTGCTGTATACGGTACAATTAATTCATCCGCTGGTACAAACTTCGATACCACTCTTCCAAGTGGTACGTCGTAGTAAACTTTTTTAAATGTAGAACCTGCAAGTGGTAAATGAAATAACATAGAATCAAATTCAGATTCATATTCTTTCATCGTGTCCATAATTAAATAATTCATGTAATCTTTAACACGTTGTGATTGCTGTTCAGTTTGTGGATTTTTAACTCCTATAACTTGTGTTCTAACTGGTCCATCACTTGGTAATAATTCTTTATATGCTTGAGCTTGAAACTGAGTTACAGCTTCAGCAAGAACTGGGTGTGTTGCACCTGAAGCTCCTTGAAACGGTTCAGTTCTGTTTTCGTATTTGAAACCTAGTAAATCTAATCCTGTTGTGTAAGCGCTCTCCCATTCTTTTCTAGATGATTTGTAGTCCATGTAATTTTGAACCATTTCATTTCCAATTGGATCTAAAATATCATCTGGTAAAATATCAGCTAAGTTATCAAAGTGTGATTCTGTTCCAGGTACATTTATTGATCCTGGTTCAAAGTCTAATGTAACTCCACCGTCTTCTTCTGGGATAACCTCTACAGGTCCTTTTTCAATATCTTCTTCCTGAACACTAACTTCTTCTGCCATCTCTTCTTCTGAAGGGATATCAATTTTAGTTCTAGTGTTAGGGAGTCCTTTATCTATATCTGCCATTTATTACTCCTTTATCTTCATAGCACGATTAAATAGACCTTGCAACCCTTGAGGTGTAGGTCCTGATTGTGGTGCAGGGCCTTTGTCAACCCCTGCTACTTTTGCAATACCACCGCCTGCTTTCTCAGTTCTAAAGTTATCTGCAAAATAATTCATTTTATCTTGATCTCGCATAACTTGATTAAAAACGTCAATATTAAAGTTTTCAGGTTTTTCTATTTTAAATTTTTTATACATATCATCAGCTTCTTCTTGAGTATACATAGGAAACATTTCTAACATTGCTTTATTTCTATCCTTTAATTTTTGTTCTTGCATAAACTCACTAGGTTCTGTTTGTGCATAATTTTCAGCTTTGTAATCTCTAGCTCTTTGATCTTGTAGTCCTAATTGTCTTTCAACCGCCGTGTTGTAAGCTTGTGAAGCCATACTTTCAGGATTCATAATTCTATTAATATTACTTACTCTTCCAGATCTATAAAGATCTTGAATATCAGCAGAAGCTTTATCTGTAATATCGCTCCTTTGTTTTTGCAATCCTAATTGTTTTCTACCAAACGCATCATAAAACTGTTCTTGATCTTTTAATGCATCTAGATATTGCAAAACTTTTGTATTTTGTTGTGGGTCTCCTATTAATTCTTTTTCTAACAATTTTTCAGCGCCCCCGTACCATGGCACACCTTTTGGTCTTCCAGTTACTATTCCAGGTGTAAATGTTTCAGCAAGAGACTGTTCGTGGTTGTATCCTTTTTTTCTATAGTAATCATAAATACCACCTTCAACTGCTCCTTCTATTGCATAACCTATAGGTGATGTAAACCCTAATGCTTTTAAAGTACCTGTTACACCAGCTAATGTTCCTTGACCAACTCTTCTTAAAACTTTTCCAATCTCCGGTAATTTTTTTGCAACGTTTAATGCGTTTCTTTGTTTAGTAATTGCTTTAGCTCTAACATTTATATCAGAAGATTTTAGATCCGCTCTTGTTTGTTTAGCGTCATCTAAATAACATGCAACGTCTTCTGCTCCACCACCTGATTTGTTACAACGATAACCCATTTTTTTAAAAAGTTTAACTTGTTCTTTAGGGTTGTTAGAAACTTTTTTTAAATCTGCAGCTGATTTTTCTAAGGTCACAGCAGTTCCAGGATCTATACTTATTCCTGTTTTAGAATAATATTTTTCCATTCCTTGTCTTATTTTTGAAGGAATGGTTTCATAAGAACCCTTATACTGTGATTCAAAAACTTGTTTAGGTGATAAAAAAGTTTTTGTTTTAGGATCAAATCTAAATTTTGTAAGATTAACTTTACCTTTAGCCTCTGGATTTGTTTTGTAAAAATTTTCAATATCTGTATCATTTGCTTTTACTATTGCTTCAACTTTAGAATAGTCTCCTGTTTTTTGAGCTATTTTATATGCTTGATCCAAATCTTGAAGTCTTGAAGACATTCTTCCATCAAAAGATCTTTTAGATTTTCTGTTAATATTTGAATCTATAACTTGAACAAATTGATTATAAACTCCTGATCCTTTGTTATATGTAATTTGTCCTGTTCTTGCAGGGAATATTTCATCTAAATCAAAATTTTTAATTCCCACATCTCTAAATGCTGAAGTAACTGTTTCTGATAAATTTTTATATGTAGCGTTTGAATCATCAAAAAATTTTGCCATTTGAAATTTTGCCCAACGAGATGCAGCTTTTCCCATTTCTCCATCAATATTTGTTGCAGAATCATGAGCTATAGATTTTATTATTTTATTACCTAATTTTTTATCTACTTTAATTCCATCTAATTCTATTTCACCTCTTAAAATTCTACCTAATTGCATATATGCATATGAATTTTTCCCACCTTTTCCAGGTTCAAAAACTTTTTTAAATAAATAAGAATCTATATCTACAGCACCCCCTTCGTATTTTTTAACAGCGTTCATAAATTTTTTATCTTTAAATAAATTATAAATATTATCAGTTGTTCCTTCTTGCATTCCTTGAACAGCATAATCTTTAGAAAGAAGTTTATTTATTTTATTTATTTGACGTTTACTTAATTCAAAAACTTTTGTATTTCCTCCTGTTCTAATATTTTTGTAAGGACCATATAAATCTTTTAATGTAGTAGGTTGTCCTGATACATCTAAAATAATATCTCTTATTTTTTTAGCCATTTTAATTCTTGATTTTTGATCAACTGACATATTTTTTGTAATTTTTTTATCTGCATAACTAAATGAACGTAAAATTGAATCTTTACTAAAAGGATTATCTTCTCCTAATGCATCCACTAAACCAGTAACTCCTATAATTTTATTCTTAACAGCGAGTCCCTTTTCATATTGAGACATCATAGAAGCTAAATTAGTGCCTCCTATACCCCTAGTTCCCATATCTGGAGTCCATCCAAAATTTTCTTCTGCATATTTTAAAAATTTTTTATCTTTTAAATAAGGATTTTCACTTTTAGGACCTCTTTTATCATCAGCATACCCAGGCCGTGATCCGTCGGCATTGGGTTTGACTAACATACCGCCATCATTGAACATGGGCCGTGATCCTTGGACCGTGGCGCTTGGACTAAAGTCGTCTTCAAAATCGTTTAAGGTTTTTTCTATAAAGTTCATTACTCCCCTAGTAATCTTGCAACACCACCCGATGCTTTTTTAATTGATGGAGCTTGCTCACCAACTTCTTTCATAATATCATCAATTTGAATTCCATCTGTATAATAGGGATCATTAAATGTATCTCCTTCAATTCTCATGTTGGCTTCTGTAACTTCTTCATATTCATCAGGAGTTCTCATGGCTTTACCATCTTTAGTTACAACATCTTCACCTTTTCTAAGTTCCATGATCTCTACATCAGTAATCATGTCATCACCTTCTTTGTTAATCTTTTTAATGATTGTATCTCCTGTTACCATATCTTCTTGTAATAAATATTCAGATTTGCCATCTTTAGACTTTAAAGATTTAGCAATAACTCTTTCTGTTGTAGCTGTTGCATCATTTCCTAAGTTTTTAATTTTTTCTGCAAGCTTAAAGAAATACGGAGGAGGTGTACTCGCTGATTGTTTGACAACTTCTTTTGCAACTTCTTTAGTTCCACCTTTACCTAAAATATTTACTAATCCTGATTTAAGTCCAGCGATTCCTGCACCAGCGCCAGCTAGCATTTTTAAAAATCCTCTACGTCCCATACCACCACCTACAAATCCTGCTCTTGCTATTCCACCTGCTGCATATTCAGGAATGTCATCTAAATCAAATAACTCTTCTCGTTCTTCTCTTGATAACAATCTTGCATCACCACTTGCTTCTGCTTCTTCAAGTTTTTTTTGTAAAAATCTTTTTCTTTGTGGAGTTCTTGAACCTGGTTCTGGATCTAGTTTACCTTTTCTAAATTCCATTTCCATTTGAGACATATAATCTTTTTGCTCTTTTATAATTCTTTTAGCATCTCCTACTGTTCCATCAAAGTTATAAGCTTCTAATTGATCAGCACCTCCAATTTCATCTAAAAAATCTTGGTACTCATCTTCTGTTAATTGTCTTTTGTTTTTTATACCTGCAATACCTTTTTTATTACTAGCTTCTATTTCTTCTTTAAGTTGTGCTTCTGTTTTATTTAAATTAGATTTTTGAAACATTTCTCGGTCAGTTACTTTTTTACTTTTGTTCATGCCTCTGGCACCTTTACTAACTTGACCAGAGTCCATTAATTCTTTTATAGACTTACCACCCATGATTCCTGATCCTTCTGGAATTCTATTTCCTTCCATATCAAAGACAGGTGCTTTTTGTTTGCCAAATATTTTTTCTGTAATTTCTCTACCTTCTGCAGAATCTGCAGGGATAGCTCTACTAGCCATTCTGCTATCAATCATATTAAGAGCATTCTCTACTTGTTGAGGACTTGTAATTTGATTTGGATCAATACCATTACGTATTAATCTATCCATCGTAATGCTGACGTTTAGATCTACTTTATTTTTATCCGGCAGTGTTATCATGATGCCATCGTCAGCTGTTTTTTTCATCTGACCCATAACCCATCTTCTAATAAAATTTATACCTGCCATTAGTAATATTTCCTTTTACGTTCATTCTGTGGTTCATCCACATAATCTTCAGGGTGTTGTAATAACCCTGCTTGTCTGAAACGCATGATTGCTTGTGTAGTCGAGTCGACTAGGTCATCATGATCTCCATACGGAAACGCAGCGCATTCTTCAACGACGTCATCTGCGAATTTCTGTTCAGGACACCATATCATACCAGATTCGAACAAAGGTGCAACAGCATTTACACGTGAATGTTTATCATTTCCACGAGACGGGGTAAAGTTTACAACCGGTATATCCATCTGTCTAAGCTCATAAGTTAGTGGTAGTCCTGATGCTTTTGCCTCAACAATAACAGATTCAGGTTGCCAATACTTATACTGCTCTAATGCAAGTCTACGTAATTCAGGAAACTCATATCTACCTTTTATAGAATCAAGGAGCATTAAATTAGCACCTGAGTCTTGGTCAGGATAAAATACACCCCAAGTAGTAATAGCACTATAGTCCGCAGTTTCTTTTTTTAAAAATGCTGTATCATAAGATTGTATGACATGATGCAATTCTGGTATCCAATCATGTTTCCATATCCTCCACCATTCACGTTTTAATATTGCACCTTCCTCCGCCGTTGGATTTTGCATCCACTGTGCATTCCATTTGCCCGTGGGCAGTGTTGCTTGAACCTTCTCTAACTCATCTAACTTCCAATACTCAGGCCATACTGGTTTAGCTTTACTTGATCCGTGTTCCATGATTGCTGGAAAAGAGACCACGTGCCACTGATCAGCTTTGGCTTCTTTCTGGTTAGCAATTAATTTACCTGTTAGATCTTTATTACTCCATCTAGTCATAACTAAAATAATTTTACCACCAGGTTGTAAACGTTGCCTAGGTCCTGATGTGTACCATTCATAAGCAGATTCCATCGCAGTAGGAGATAGTGCATCTTGCTCAGAGTGCGGGTCATCAATTATTAAAAGATCAGCACCCCGTCCGGTTATCGCACCGCCAACTCCAGCTGCAAAATACTCACCACCTTGTGCTGTTTCCCACCTACCAGCGGCTTTGCTATCTTCCTGTAAAGTTGTTTTAAAAATTTTAGAATAATCTTCAGAGTCAATTAGGTGTTTGGCTTTACGACCAAATCTTACTGCAAGTTCTCCTGTGTGCGTTGCTTGAATGATCTTGAGTTTTGGCTCACGGCCCACCATCCATGCTGGCAGCAAATATGATGCAAACTCTGACTTCGTGTGCCTTGGTGGCATGTTCACGATCAATCTATTTATTTCTCCTGATGCAAGTTGATTAAATTTTTTTGCTATGTGTCTATGGTGGGAGCCTTCTATAAAATCGGGCCACACACATTTGACAAAGGACATGAAATCATCCCTGGCTTTAGTTTGGATTTGTTTTTCTGCATGCATGACTTGCAGCTTTTTAAATGTCTTTCTGACGTCTGCAGGTAGCTTACTAATATCTACGTTATTCAAATTCATAAAATTTTTTAAAAAATTTTTTTATAATTTTTTTGCACCATAAAGTGTTGGATATGTTTTTACCACCATAAACTGTCTGAATCAAGCAATACAACCTGAAGTAGTGGGACCCCTTTTTATATAAAGGGTGTATGGGGTTAACGTTTTAATCGATATTGGTATTGGATAGGGATCCGTGCGCCCTGGCGCGTTAGCGCCAGGGCAAGAAAGGTTAGTCCAGTAAAGTCATATAAGCTTTTGCATTAAGCTTACCAAATTTACGTAGACCTTTACGTACTGTATTATAGTCCTCGTCCCATTCTGCCTGTTTGATTTCTATATACAATTTGTGTTCCTCTGGTGTGAGCATTTCGCTCTCACCAGAATAAGGATTAGTTGCCTTGATTAGTTCCATAAGTCCCTCACCATTGCGCCATTTGTGGCTTTGTTGAGTGCCTCAAGATACTCGGTCTCTGTCATCTTGAGATAAGTCAAACAAAACTCATGCTTTATCTGTTGTGTTTGTCCAGGTGTTCTGATGTAGTCAACTGCTTTGTCTAACATCTCTTGACGTCTTGCGCCCCCTGGCATGTACTCGGCTTTAATTGTTTTTGTCATATTATACCTTTCTTGTTAATAGGATAATCCTATTCTATTTCGGTCCTATTGTCAACCCTTTCAATAGAATATTCTGGACCCCACCTTGACTCATCATTCTTAACCTTGGCATAACCTTGGCTCTCGCGTCTGTGTCTGATAAACTCAATCGGTCGACCATGTTCAACATTATCCATGTTAAGTTCTAGCCAATCCATTTTACATCGTTGACCACAGAAAAATCTGTCTGCGTCTGAGGGTGTCCAACCATATTGATTAGGTGTTCTGTCCATTGTTGCATATGCATAACGACCTCTAATCACACCTCTAGATTTTAGAAATCTATCTTGTGTAACTTGTTCATGGCAATTTGGTCCTTGGCAAAAATGTTTATTTGGCATTATCTACATTCCTCTCTAAATTTATCTCGTTGTTTTTGTAAAGCAAAGTAAGTTTGATTTTCATGTCTTAATGTATGATTAACTCTATGCAATAAAGTTTGTAGTCTTATTCTTTTTTTTCTTTGCAACTCATTATCCCAAATCCAAATCCATGTATCGACTTTATCTGTCATTAGTGCCTCACTTTCCAAGTTGTCGTTGCAGTTCTATATCCATGACTATCTAAGTCATAATAAACATAATAAGGTGTTCCATTTTTTGCAACACCATAACGAGATTTTTCGTCATGCTTTCCCTGTCTTGTAATGTGTTTCTTGTGCTTGCTAGCCCAATAAGTAATGTAAAATGTTTTGTTTGTCATATTTATACCTTTCTAGTTATGTAAGGGATATTATAGGATATCCCTTACATTGTCAAACTTTAATTTA